CGACGCTTAGCTCTTCAGGCTAACGCTCTACCGACTGAGCTACCTCACCATTTTGTGGAAACTATTGGTATCGAACCAATCTTATCCGGGCTTCAACCGGGTGCATCACCATGATTGCTAAGTTTCCATAAATTGACAATGGCAGATTATATCATCAGTTCCCCATCTGATCAATGATGGGTGTCTCTGCTACTTAATAAACACTGCCAATAATTCCGCAATTGCGGTATCGCGGACAACCAACTCCTTCTCCACTAGGAAGATGAGATTGTATAGTACCAGCTATAGGAATTGAACCTACGACCTTTCGTGTATCAGACGACTGCTCGAATACCTGCCGAGCTCAGCTGGCATATAATTTTATAAAATCTTTTCCATATTTTTCTATTACATATTCAAACATATATTTTAAATCTTTTTTATATAAAACTTGTATTGGTAATTTAAAATATTTTAATTTAGCTTCTAGTAATTTTGTATTATAATTTTTTATTTCAATATAAGTACCATCTTCTAAAATAAAATCAGGATAATATTTATGTTTTTTATTTTTAAAAAAATAATCAAATCCATTAAAATTTCTACTAAACTTTATTTTATGTTCTAAATTATAAATAACAAATACTAATTCCCAACTACTATCACACCAATATCCTTTATACCATCCCTTTTTATATACAGAGTTTATGTTTTTATTACCAACAGAAAAAACCTTTTTACCTATTTTATATGCATGTTTTATAGATTTTGACATATTCATTTTCCATATATCATTTCTATAATGTTCAGAACAATATCCTGTTCTAGTACAATGATGCAATTTTTTACCACATATTATACAATTTCTAATTTTAGAATAATCATAATTATATGGTTTCCCATCTTTATTTTTAGGAAATGTTGTTTGACTATATTTCATATTAATATATATATAGACAAAATACAGTTTTAACCGCGTATCAGACGGACTGGTTATACGTGCATATAAAAGTTCATTATTGTTAACTACGAGATCATCGCTCCGGTTCGTCTCTGCGCATAATGAACTTTTTACTAGTAATGCCTGAGGGGTGGGATTCGAACCCACAAATTTTTATATCAATCTTTTATCTCGATATAAACGCCTTTTCCTTTTGGCTACCCATAGAGAGGAAGGTAAGAGGGTCGAACTCTTATAGCCGTTAGGCCAAAGTTTAGCAAACTTTAGGGGTACCATTACCTTTATAACCTTCCATTGCAGGAGACCCATGTAATATTCTTATATTACTGTTATACTCCCGATGCTGTTTTATCGTGGTTTTCTGCATCCACTGGGTTTGTTGTACTCTCGATCGGATTCGAACCGATACTTAATTGCTTTTGAAACAACTACCTCTACCGTTGGGCTACGAGAGCATTTAATAATAAATATAGTTGAGGCTCCATCCGGTCTTGAATCGGAAACTAATCTTTACGAGAGATTTGTTTTGTACCAGTTAAACTATAGAGCCATTATTTGTACTCGTAGAGGGATTCGAACCCACACTGTCGTGTTTCTAAGACACGCGACTCCTACCAGTTGGTCTATACGAGCATTTAATTTTTTGTACTTGGAACTGAAGTGTTTAAATTTACTGTAAAAGGATCAACACTTCCGTCTTTATAGATTACTTTATAAACACCTTGAATAATAATAAAATATAAAGTTGATTTAACATTAAATTCTAAAAATACAACATCTTCTATATCATCAGAATAATCTTTTATTATATAAACACCGTTGGTTTCTAAAAATAAATTATATTCTTTTCTAATTTCTTCACTTTTAAAAATATTATTACCATCTCTATGTAATTCTAAAAATGTATTCCAAATTTGATTACATATATAATTAGAATCTAATCTAAATGAAAAATATTTTTTGTAATTTTTATATTTTAATTTATTCATATTATTCACGTAGTTGAGAAGGGAGTCGAACCCTCAATCCCAAATGGGCAACGGATTTTAAGTCCGTTCTGTATACCAGTTCCAGCACTCAACCATTATTTAAAAATAGAATTAACAAAAATTTCTTGTCTTTTAGTTCCACGATTTAATAAATCATCTAAATCTTTTTTAGAAATATCAAATCTATTATTGTTTGAAATAATTATAATAGAATTTTTATATTCGCTTACTATCCATTTATTTTTAAATAAATGTTTATTATCTTTTAACTTAAAATAAATTATATACCAGTCATTATTTCTTAGATAGTTAATTTTTAAATATAATTTATTATCATCTATATAAGATTTACAAAGATTTAAAATTTCATTAATCATTTTTTAATCATTTTATTGAGGCCAAGGACAGAATTGAACTGTCGTCAATACATTACCAATGTATCGTTTTACCATTAAACTACAGGGCCAATTGTTGTGCGGAAGTAGGGAATCGAACCCTCGTGTCTAGTTTGTAAGACTAGTGCATTCAACCACTATGCTACATCCGCAAATTATGGTAAGTTAAATCAACATACTCTATTAACTCATTCAACTAAAAATCCCGTGTATGTTCTGAGTTTCCCAATTGTGCAAGTAGCGAGAATCGAACTCGCATCCGATGGTTGGAAGCCACCTATAATGAGCCATTATACTATACTTGCTTGTGTCGACGCCGTGGGAATCGAACCCACCTATATCAGCTTATAAGACTGAGGGACTGCTACCAGCTTCTTATTGACGTCGAAAAACTATTGTTGTTTATTTAATAATTCAATATCTTGTAATTTTCTACCTAATATATCATCACCTGCTAATTTTAATAAATCATCTGCCAAATTAAATACAATAAGAACTGCAAACCAATCTTGTATTTGTATTATTTTATGACCTTCTTCTATTCCTCTAATTGTTGACTCTGAGACATTAGCTCTTTCAGCAACTTGAGCAATTGTTAATTTTCTTCTTAGTCTTGCTAATTTAAAATTTTGACCAAGTATCTGATAATATTTTTCGTATTTAGGTAATAACATATTTTTATATAAATATTAAAATAAATTCAACGTATAATCTTTCGAAAACCTTCGTTGAGTTGTTTTTTGTGACCGCTGTTTTACCGATTAAACTACATGCCCACCGAAATGGACAAGCTGGGACTCGAACCCAGATTCGCAGTTTGGCTAAACAATATTTGCTGTTAGGTTTCTATTGCGGGACCAACGAGAATTGAACTCGCCTCTCCTGGTTGACAGCCAGGCGATCACTACCAGCAATCCCTGATCCCAAATAATTTTTGTACGCCCGGTAGGGTTCGAACCTACATTGTCGGATAACCGACCCAGATTAAAAGTCTGGTACCTCGCCATTTCGGTCACGGACGCATTTTGATGACACGATTGGAATCGAACCAATATTATCCGGGTCAAAGCCGAATGTAATATACCGTTATACGACGTGTCAATAAAAATAATTTATATTAGTTTACTATGCCTTATTATCTAAATACTACCGGTTAGTTTTAGATTAATGTACACAAGATATGGAATCATTTATTTAATGTAGCTACAAACCATATGAGCTAATATAAATTATTGTGGACAATGTGGGATTTGAACCCACACTAATAGATTGCAGGTCTATTATGCTCCCAATTACATCAATCGCCCAATTATTTCAATTACAGTAGATAAATTATATAAAACATCTTTAGCATTTATTCTCAATACTTTATATTTGTTACTAATAATTTTATCTCTTTTTTTATCATTTTGTTTTCTATTTTTGTGCCAATATTCTCCATCTACTTCAATAGCAATACTATCATTTAACAAAATATCTATCCAATAACCATCATAATATACTTCTTGTTCAACTTTATATTCTTTTTTAAGTTCTTCAAATAATTTATTTTGTGGATAATTCTTTTTACCTCTACATAAATTATTTGGATGTTTTTCTGGATGTTTTTTATAATATTCTACTTTTTCTAAACTTTTATTTAACTTTTCTTGCTCTGTAAACGTATGACCCGCTTTTCCAATTAAAGATTTTGATATTTTTTCTCTGTGTTCTTTAGAAAGAGGTTTATTTTTTAGTGCTTTTGATATTTTTTCTCTGTGTTCTTTACTAAACATTCTATTTTTATTAAAAAAATATTAGCACATCTGAGACTATGAAACTTAGCTCCTTTTCTGCCCTCAAATATTATTCCACAGTTTTTACATTGTATTTCCATATTAATATATATAGGCAGATTTTCTAAGTAGACACCCCTAGCAGCCCCAGAGCCCATAATTTTATTTTTGTAATTTAACATCAATTAAATCTAAATTATCAACAACTGAAATTTCAACTAATTTTTCTTTAATTAGATGAGTATCGCGTGTTGCATGATTTATAGATAAAGGAAATGGACCTAATCTTTTATCTATAAACCAATCTTCTATAACGTGTTCAATTGATTCACCATTTACATCTGTTATATCAGATTTTAAATTTTCTTCATTTTTATATTCAACAAAATAATATTTTTTTACTACAACTTCTATAAATTTAAATTGTGTATCTTTATCCATTTTAATAACCTTTGTTTAGTACTCTCGGAAGGATTCGAACCCTCACCTTAAGGCTTAGAAGACCTTTGTGCATCCATAACACCTCGAGAGCGTAATAATAATTCTATACTCACATTAACCACCGTCTTTTCTTTATGCTTACAATTAGCATCTTGTTACAGATGAACGATTGCCGGCTGAGTTTTGGTTCTTCGTCAAGAATTATTTTTTGTAGCGCGTACGGAATTCGAATCCGTACAATGTTTTTGTGACTCGTATGGGAATCGAACCCATCTTTTTGGCTTGAAAGGCCAACGACCACGTACCTATGCAGTCCCACGAGCCATTTGTATTTTTTGTAAAACTATATTTTTGTCTTTAATCCATTCTTCTTTTTGTAAAAGCAAAATCCAATTTAATTTATTTATATTAACTGCTTCAATAGTTTTTTCATATTTATCTTTATACCAATAACCTTTTGTTTCTAAATATATTTTATTTTCTATAATAAAATCTGGGATATAATATGTTTTTTTATTTTTCCAATTAAAGTAAAATCTTTTAGTATTTCTTTTCCATTTAATGTCATTTTTGTCTAAAAATTTTGCCACTTCAATTTCAAAATTAGAATCAAAATATTGTTTTTTATAGTAAGCACCCTTACTTCTACCAGAACCCTTTCTATAACCCCCTGTTTTTCCTTTTAAAACTTTTTTTAATATAAAACCTCTTTTAATATATCCACATTTTTTACTACATACATTTTTATTATTCCAACCCTCTATTTCAAAACTTTTTCCACATATTATACAAATACTTATTTTTGGTTCTAATTTATTCCAAATAAAATCATTTCTACCTTTTAATTTATAAGAAACTTTTTTATTAATTTCTTTTCTTTTAGCTTTAGTGCTAAATCCTTTAGCACATTTACTACTACAAAATCTTCCAGTAGCAAACTTTCCATCATGTTTTTTATTACAATATTCGCATATTTTCATTCAAATTCTCCATATATTAATAAATATAGAAAATTCGAATTTTTATTAATCAGATTGATTTATAAAAACATCCTAGGCCATTTAGACGAACGCGCCATATATTATATTGAATTTTTATTTACATTAAATATTTCTAATGATTCAAAACCAAATTTAAATCCATTAAAAACACCTAAAGTATGTTCAAGTTCATCAACAGAACCGAGTGTATCTACATAAAATATTCGTTTATCATTTTTTAATAAACCATTTTCATATAAATATTCAACAACATTTTCTGCATCATTTGTTACTGACATAGATTGATATTCTTCAGCATCATCGTGAATTAAAATATATCTATCAGTATTTTCAAGTATTGTAAAATTACTTTTAAGTGACATTTAATAACCTCTAAAAATTATAATGTAAATATAATAAAAATTTTAATAACTGTAAATAGTTTTTTAAAATTATTTTGGGTGATTGATGGGAATTGAACCCATATCCTCCGGGTCACGGCCAGATATAATTTACCATTATACGACAACCACCATGTATTTGAGGGACCGGTTGGAATCGAACCAACTCCGATTGGGCCACAACCAATCATGCTGAACCTTTATCACTACAGCCCCTTATATTTTATTTTATTAATTTAATTTCTCCAGTATCTAAATTAATTTGTAATTCAACTTCATATGTTAAATTTTTTATCATTTCAATATCATTTTCTGTCATTTCTCCACTTTTTAATTCATCTTTATATTCTTCTCTATAATTAAAATCATCTCCGTGAAGATAAACAGTTACTATTCTTTCCATTATATAACCTCTTTGTTATTTGTGCCGATAAGTGGAATCGAGCCACTCTGCTAACGCTTATGAAACGTTGCCCTCACCTTGAGTTATCGGCAAATATTTTTGTAGCGGGAGTTGGAATCGAACCAACCTAATACAGCATATGAAACTGTCGGACAGCCACTGTCATCATCCCGCCAATGTTGTAGGCATCATAGGATTTGAACCTATATTTTCAGCTCCAGTTACGATTAGTTGGTTCGAAGACAACCTCGGCTAGATGCCCATATTTGCTCTGGCGAAAGGGTTCGAACCTTCAACCGTCCGGTTAACAGCCGGAAGCTCTACCATTGAGCTACACCAGAATATAAATATAATTGCTCCACCTGTAGGAGTCGAACCTACCTCTATACTGGTTAACAGCCAGTCTCTTTCACCACGATTGATAAGGTGGAATATTTTTAATAGGTGTTGGAGTAATATGGGAGATAATATGTTATTTAAGATAGATTACGCTGCACTTAAACAATCTAACCATATCGACCAGAATATATTAATATCGTAATATATTAATGTTATCCTAGACCATTTTGGACTCCAATCGAGGAAAGGGTGGGACTCGAACCCACACTATCCAATTTTAATTCTATTTATTATTTCTAAAATATCACTATTATTTTCTGTTTGATATTTAGATTCAAATTTTAAAATTTTATTTATTAATTCCTGTAAAGTTATAGATGATTTTCTATTTTTATTTAAATTTTCAATATTTTTAATTAACCTACAATTAGCAGGATGAGCTACTAACAATGGATCTAGTGATATTTTATAGGCATCATTAATAGAGAACATATGATTTCTAACTATTCCATTAAAATTATTTCCTCTATTTTTTGCAGTATATGTTCCATATTTTTTGTATATATCTAAATCAAACTCATTTTTATATTTATTTAAATCAAATTTAAATGAACACCTATCTCTATAAACATTCATATAAAAATTAGAACAGGTATCACATATTTGTTTAAATCTTTTATTTATTTCATTTCCACAATATTTACATATTCTTTTATTATTTTCTTTATATTTTTTCTTTCGTAGTGATATTTTACATTTGTCACACCTACATAGCTTCAAAGATGCTCTTTTATTTATTCTAATTTTAGATTTACAATCTATACAACTTGCATATTTTTGCTCCCGTGAATTATCATTTTTTGTAGAATATGATCGTGAACATTTTTCACTACAAAATCTATTGCTATAATCTTCATTATTAATTTTACCGCAGTTTTCACATTTTTTCATTTTGAACCCAATATTATTTTAATATAAATATAGGTGTTCGAAAGAAGAATATAGAGAACCAGGAGAGAATCGAACTCTCTTCAAATGCTTTGCAGGCATCTACCTCGACCAATCGGACTCTGGTTCTTAATAATCTGATTAAGGCAGAGCAACCTGCAGTTCATATCTTTAAACTTGAATAAGATATTAGCTTTTAATTTTCCGCATAACCAGATTATTTGCACGTACAGTAGGAATCGAACCCACCCAGATGGTTTTGGAGACCGTCTCGCCAGCCTTGGTACATTTGCACGTAAAACGCTCGCGTTTTGCCCATTAAACTAAACTAAATAATAAGGTCAACATAACTACGTGCACTTAGTTACTAACTCATATCTAAGTTACAGGATTCGAACCTGTTTCTCAAGTGTGCGCTCGGCAGGGATCGAACCTGCGTAATACAGTTTAAAAGACTGTTACCTAAATCCACTCGGTCACGAACGCAATTAAAAATGTTACACGGGATTGCCTTTAAACTATGAAGTAAAACATTGATCGATATATTTTAATTCACGCCTCTCATATATCTAAAAATTATCCAATACATAATTTGCCTTAATGTACTAGAGTTCTTTTATCATAAACATATGTCCTAACCCGCGCTTAAGGAACTGAGGAAGTATATTTTATTGTGACACCGGTAGGACTCGAACCTACTAGTTCCGGTTTTACAGACCGTCCTTCTACCCTGGATCGGTGCCAAATGAGGTTAACTATATTATTAACCTCTTAATCATATATTGTATATTATCGACTCAATATACAGAGTTTACATTATATATTTGTATATTATTAACCCAATATACTGGGCTTATATATAAATTTAATTTTATTTTAGTAGGAATTGCACCTACATTTTCATAAACTGAAGTGTTGTCTTACACTATAAAATAAAATTAAATAACAATTTCTAATATTGCAATATGCAGTCTTACTTTTAAAGCTTTTCCAATTGTTAAGTAATAAACATATAATTATGTTGCCATTCACAATATATCTTTGAAATTAATTTTATATCAGGGCATTACAATGATATAAAATTGCGGTCCGTATGGGATTCGAACCCATCTGATATCCTGCGTGACAGGCAGGTGTCCACTCCAAGCAAACCCACGAACCAAAGAGCTTCGGGTTGGAATATCCCATGTGAAAGGAATTGGTTTATCCCATTTTAACTTTTGTTAAAATCACGTAAGTTCTTAACCAATAAAGATCACATACTTACGCTAACCCAAAAATGTTGTCTGGATGACAGGGCTCGAACCTGCATCTTCTCGGATCCAAACCGAGGCCGTAATACCACTTCCGGTCACATCCAGATATTGTTGAGGCCACAATCGGGTTCGAACCGATAACTCTGGGGTACAAATCCAGTATTTTAAATCCAGTTAAAAACTATGCGGCCAATTATTGTCGGGTTACTGAGAGTTGAACTCAGGCCTCATGGTCCCAAACCACGAATGCTACCGTAACACCTTAACCCGATAATTGCTGATAACTAGATCCCGCCGAACCGATCGGCACTTAATCCGGTCTTTTTTATCAGCAAATCATTTATATATAATTTGCTACCAAATATATTTCAATTTGTCAACCAAAATTTCAAAGAATATTAAAAACTAAGAATATAAATATAATAAAAATTATATTAACTGTAAATAGTTTTTATTTTTTTAACCTCATTTCCCGGCGTTTATTATCGGAGTTAATTCCGAACAACAGCTCCGGGCGAGTATTTAGTACTCCTAGTAGGACTCGAACCTACACAAACTCAGGGTTTAAGCCTGTTACCTTTACCATTTGGATAAGTCATAGGAGCGTTTGTTGAGGAAGGTGAGAGACTCGAACTCTCATACCGCTTTCACGGCCCCTTGTTTTCAAGACAAGTTCCCGCACCAATGGGGTCAGACCTTCCTTATAAACTTAAATTACACAATTCATTTAAATCGTGTCTATACAATACTTTCAAAGAATATGGAAAATATTTCCATTTAGCATCATCTTTATCTGTCTTAAAACCTTTAATTTCAATATATTCATCAGTATCAGGTAAATAAAAATCTGGAATATAATATCGTTCTTTTCCTTCAAATATATATGGAAACTTTATTTTGTTTTTAATCCATTTAATTTTATTTTTATCTAACCATTTTGCATATTCTAATTCATAGCTACTATCCATATATTCGTTTTTATACCAACTACCCTTACTTCTTCCTGAACCTATTCTATAACCACCAATCGTTCCTCTCAATTTTGCGGTTTTAGATATTTTATTCCTACGTTCAATTTCTTTTTCGTCACTTAAAACAACTTTTTTATGATTTTTAGAATATTTTTCAATTCCTTTATTATTATTTTTGGTTAAACCTTTATTCCATTGACGAAATCCATCGTGCTTAACTTTAATATGATAACTTAAACCTGCTTTATTTTTAAGTATTTTTCCACATTTATTACATTTTTCCATATAATCTCCTTTATTATAAATATAAGAGACTTGAAAAAACTAATAAAAAATCAAGACTGGGGCGATCAATCCAGTTACGCTTTAACCTTCCTTATATTTTTTTAGAACTTAAAATTGTATTACATCTAATACAAATTTTAACTTCATAAACATTATGTGTTCCATAAACTATGTCTTTATGTACATCAGAATGCTTACAGTTACATTTAGATTTGTGTTTCATATAACCTTATTTAATTTAATTAATTACATAGTAAATATAACAAAAAAATCTATAACTGTAAACAGTTTTAAAAAATATTTTTATTTTTATTAAAAATCACCTTTTTGATGAGAAACAGTGATTTTTACATATTTTCATTATTTCAAAGAACATTTAAAACCAAAAAACCTGTCATCGACAGGTTTTCTAATTTCTTATTTAATAAAACTTATCGAGTTATCCAGTTATTCCTTTATTATCATATGATAACGCTTCAATACCTGTCACTGGCATATTACTAAACCAATGTTGGCAAAGGGGTTGTCTCGATATTGTATTTATTAAAGTCATTTGTTTTATTTCTCTTTTTGTTTTAAAATCTTATTAATATATATTGGAAGAAATTAAAAAAATTAAGTTTTAATTTCATTTTTTAAAATTTTTCTTGCAATTGTTTTGAGAGTATCTACACTTTCTGCAATATGTTCCATTCCAGTTTTATTATCATATAAAGAATATTTAACTTTATATAAAATATAATCAGAAATATTTGGTTTTGAAAACATACCAAATTTAGGATAAATTGTAGTTTTAAAAAATTCATCTAATGAATCGAAACATTTAGAACGTGGAGTTGTATATGGTGAGAAAAACTCTCTTTTATCATACTCATATTTTTTCCAATTTTCTTCAGTTGCTTCATATTCATAAAATTCTTTTTTAATTACAAATCTTACTTCATTAAGTTGTTTACATTTTAATTCATTACATACAAATTTTTGATTATTTATTTCAGTTTTATGAGATAATCCTTTAGCTGGATATATACTACGAATATATCCATCCCACCTCATACTAACATGTGTATTATAAACTACACTTTCAAATTCTATTTTGTTAGCATCATCTAATTTAACCCAAAATCTTTTACCAATTAAATCTTTATTATCGTTATATGATATTCTAAAAGTCATTGAATCAAAATCAGAAGCTCCATTTCTTATATAATATCTATCAACTTTTAAAATTGTTCCTACAGTTAATGTATATTGAACTGGACTTAGATTATCTCTATAATTATAATTATTATAATTAGGATATAATGATGCATTTCTATGCTCATAATGAAGCTTAAATGTCCAATCACTAGTTAATTTTAATTCTTCTTTTAATTTTGGTATATATAATTTCATTATATAGTTTCCTCTTCACTCTTAATAGGTTTATAAACACTCATAAAATCTGGGTCAGGAACACCTAAACTAAAAGGTATATCTGATAATTTTGTTAATCTCATATTAGATAATAATATTATTATAATTCTATCCCAGTATGAATATTCAACAGAATTATTTAAGTAATTCCATTTCCAATTAGTAGGATCTAATTCTTCTATAAAATAACTAATTTTATTTTGAAAAAAATTATTTTTTTGTTTAGAAACCAAGTTAATTAAAATATTTGCAACATCCTTACTTGATGGTAATTTATCACTACCAAAATATATTTTATTAACTGCCTTTTTAGTTTCTTCTACAATATTTTCTGAATCAAAAACATACCATCTTTTTGCAAATAAATATAAATGTCTATTTGAGTCTAAATCTGTTTTTTCTTTGTAATACATAATAACCTTTAATTTATTCTAGTTGGTTGATTAACATTTATTTTTTGTATAAATGCAGGACAAAACCCAAAAAACGTATAATACGGTGTCTTAATATACAAATCATTTATTTTTCTTTTGTATATAAGTGCATAACCTATATTCATTTCTAATCTTTTATTTGTTATCAATTCTATAAATCGTTCATCTATAATATTAATTGATATTACTTTAATAGTGTCATCATTATTTCCTACAAATGTAT